ACCCCGATAATGCTGGCAACGCGCAAGCTTGTCGGGGTGTCAATAAACCAAAGTCAAATGGCTAAAAAGGAGAAAGTAAAATGGCTGACAATGAAATTCATTTAAACTCAAGAGAATCAAAAATAGCAGTAGTTCTGTTCGAGATTATGAAACCACAAATCAAAAAGCTTATTGATCAATTAATTATTGAGAACAATCAAGGTGTTCAAACAATAACAGATCTAACTATTGATGAACAAATTGATCGTAAGCTTAATGAAAAGAAATCATCAGAGTTTGATCTTAGCGATCATGTTAATGAAATTAAAGATATTGTAGAAGAAATATTACGATATGATTTAACATTCACAACCACAGTCGATTAAGGAGGAAACAAATGACAAGCATAAACTGTCACCAAGTAACCAAAGTAACTGTTGGAGAAAAGCAATTCAAATCTTTTCGTTCAGCAGTTGATGGTGAATTAATCACATATGAAACTATGAATATAGTTATTCATCAAGAAGATGGTCATAACATATCAATAGATATTGGTAGCCCATCTTATAAATCAATCGATCTGGTAACAGATGAATTTAAAGTGGAGGAGGTAGTATGATAATCACATACAACAAAAAGAAATACCCAGACATGACAAGCAATCAGTTGATGGCTTGGGGTGGATTGATTCCGCTTTGGGTAATGGAATGGAACTTACGCAAAGCTATGGGAGTTGATGTAACTCTGTTCGATCACCTTCATACTCAGTACGAGGCTCGTGCTGGTATGGGTATCAAGGATAGACATATGAATGGTGAGATAGATGACGAAGGTGTCTATCATTATCCTGATGACCCACCTATGCAACCATTTATGACATGGGAAACTGAAGCGGGTACAGTTTATTTCTATCCGTATTCAATCATGGGTATACCAACATTAGGTGGTAGTAATTATCAAGTAGTGAGGATGGACTAATGGCTAGATCAACACCTAAATTTACACGCAGAGACTTTGAGTTTCTTGCTGATAAAATTACACCACATTTGCATTGGCCGACAGGAATCGAAAAGATTGCTGATGAACTTGCACGAACCAATCCAAGATTTGATCGTGACAAATGGGTAAATCGTGCTACCAATGTGTGGGAAGAACATGCAATCGAACAGCTTGCTGAGATACATCAGGCTGAAATACTTGCGGAGAGTAGAGATGACTTCGATGACGAGATCCCTTACTAAGCCTTGTCAAGAATGCGGTGGTGATGGGTACATTGAGTATGATGTACCCACACCTCACGGATTTGACAGGGATGTAGGATACATAGATAGTGCCACTGAAATTTGCGAAGAGTGCCAAGGACTTGGTATCTTTAATGATGAAGAGGATATAAATTTTTAATTGCCTAACACACGGCTGTCTCACAATTACAATGAGATGATTGAGATGCTCATTGATGCAAGACACAAACAAGGATTAAGCCAGCCGCAGCTGGCTAACATCATAGGCTGTACCGAATCATTGATTCATAAATGGGAGCAGCACAAGAGAGTGCCGTCTGGTTTCTTTCTTATGTGCTGGTTAGAGGCGTTAGGATATGACATCGAAGTCAAGAAAAAAACCAGTAACAATAACGTGCGTCAGCTGCGAAAGTAAGACAGAATGGTTTGTTGCTATACTAAAGAACAACAGTGGAGGATCGATGGAGAAGCACTGGTATGTGTGTCTTCATTGCTATGAGGAGGACAAATGGCAAACCGTAACAAGAGCAAAGGAACGTACCACGAAAAGTGGTTTGTCGATTGGCTCAACAAAATCAAAGCGCAGATCAAAGCGAAACGCCAGCCCCTCTCAGGCAGTTTGGGAGGAGAATATTCTGGCGACATCAAGCTTGAAATCAAAGGACTTGAAATGGTAGGGGAGGTGAAGTATCGTGACGCAGCATCCTTCCCTAGCCCTTTCAAAGTATTAGAAGGCAGGGATATTGCTTTCTATAAAAGACGGAGAGGAACTCCGCAAACGCTGGTCATAATGAGTGGCGATAAATTTAAACAACTAATGGAGAACGACAATGGAATCTCAGAACAAACTTATCAAGAAACATCTTGAAGATGGTCATACTATTACGGCGATAGAAGCATTAGAAAGATTTAAATGCTTCCGCTTGGCATCTAGAATTACAGATCTAAAACAATCTGGTGTGCCAATAGAAAGTCAGTTTATTGAATTGCAAAATGGTAAACGAGTTAAAGAATATTGGCTTACATCTAAATCGCAATTTGAAATTGAGTTTGAAGGTTATTAAAAATGAAATCAGTAACTCGTGCTGTACAAGATGAGGTATGGTCTAAAAGTTTGAGCCGTTCCTCTCGTGAAATCTATGCTGAAGATCGAAAGAAACAGAGGGAGGCCAGCCGCAGCTGGACTCCTGATACTCTTGAGATCATGGCAAAACGTATCAAGGAACGAGAGTCAGTTGGTCACAATTATTTGTGGGGCAGACAAGCCCTTGAAATGATTGACAAAAACCTACTCGATGAATCAGATCTCGATCCACACCGCAACGCATACGCTCGGCTGCTGCGCCATACGTACAGCGAACCAGCAGCCGAGGCTATGCTCAAGCGGTTGATCGATCAGCATGATAAATTAAAAAGTGACGTAACGTCACAAAAATAAAATAAATTTATCACGACCCGTAAATTGTGGTAAATTTTGTGTTACAATAAAAATAAATGGAGAACGAATCATGGAACGCAAAGGTTTCATTGGTGGCAGTGATTGCACCAAAATCATGGAAGGACACTGGCTCAAACTCTGGAAGGTAAAGACAGGTCGTGAAGAGCCAGAATGTTTACTACGCAACTTACCTGTTCAGTTAGGAAACTACACTGAAAATTTTAATCTAAAATGGTTTGCTATGCATGAAGGAAAAGCTGTCGTAGCACATCAACGTGAGTTTACTGGGACAGTTGGCACTGTGCCAGTCAAAGGCACGATCGATGGTGCTATACAAGGTGAAAGAAATATTATCGAGGCCAAGCATACCAATAGATTTTATGACATGGACAAGATGCTTGATCGATACATGCCACAGCTACAGTTCTACTGTCATATGGCAAAAGCAGAAGGTGTGTACCTGTCTGTTATATTTGGGAACAGTGACTGGGAGTGCGTACATGTCAAGTACAACGAAGAGTATTTCAATTCTATGTGGGGAGTGGTGTCTGACTTCTGGGGTTACGTTATACGCGATGAACAGCCTGTTAATGATGAAGCCACAGGACTATCTAGACTTTCGATTGCGTTGGACGACATGGAAACACGCGATGCGTCAAGAGACAACGCATTTGTATACGCAGCAGCCAGTTACATTCAAGGATACGAAAAGAACAGGCTCTTCAAGAATGCTGAGAAAGATCTCAAGCAAATGGTCGGTGATAACGAACGAGAAGTTTTCTGCGACCAACTCACCGTCAAGCGTGACAAACGCGGACATCTTAGAATAAAAAGGAGGACGAAATGACCACAAAATCTAAGACAAACATAATCAAAATACTTATGGAAGCGAGAGCCGACATAGAACCAATCAAGAAGAGTGGCACCAATCCACACTTCGGAAACAAATACGCTACACTTGAGAGCGTAATCGAAGCAGTGACTGAGCCATTGCAAAAGCATGGGTTCCTGTTGATGCATCGAACAATATCAAACGAGCATGGCAAGTCTATCACAACAGAACTTGTGCATGAGAGTGGCGAAAGTTTTGTAACAGCCATACCCCTAGTGCTAGGCAAGAATGATATGCAAGGACTAGGCAGCGCGATTACATATGCCAGACGCTATGGCATTATGTCGTTGCTTAACTTGCCAGCTGAAGATGATGATGGTGAACAAAACAGAAAAGGTACAGCACAAAAGCTTGCACCTGTTGATGCACCAGCACCAGAAACAAAACGAACAACCAATACTAATTGGTAATTCTTGGGAGTCCGCACGTAATTGGAATAGATAGTCGACACTGACCTTGTGCGTTATAACACCTGAGCGAGGGGGCAGGTTTCCCAAGAACCCCTCACCACAACTAAGCAAAAGGAGTCAGAAGCTTGGCAGAATACGATAATACAAATGATGGCGTGGCATTCCCACCCTTCGAAGACATGAACATGATATTGCAAGGTAAGATGAATGTGGAGGGTCGTGACGCTAAGTGCGTAATAGTACGCAGAGTCACACAATCTGGCATGGAAATCATGGAAGTGTACGAAAAGGTGGGCGTGATGTTTAAGAATGACAACGCCAAAGACAACGCACCAGACTACACTGGTAAGTTGTACGACACAGCAGACAAGCAGATGCCTTGGACTGCACCATATACAGACAAACGACTGGCATCATGGAGAAGAATGAAGGATGGCAAACCTTACATGTCGTTCGCAATATCTGATCCACAAAATAAAAACGAAGAACAATCGAATAATAGCTTGCAAGGTGACACAATACCCTTTTAATTGGAGGCACGTTCTCCAAGAGAGTACGCTTATACTGCTCAATACTGTTAGCCTCGCGGCTCTCTTGTAACTTGCCAGCCCTTCGGGGCTGGCCTTTTTGTCAGAGGAGGAAGAATGACAATACAATCAGCAATGAACTCATCTAAAGGTAACGCACTATGCACATGCAGCGTGTGTCACAAAAATTCAGTACATGTAAGTGCCAAGCTTGGGCGATCTGGACACGCCAACAAGCTTGGCGCAATAACGAACATGTCAACTGTTCACAAACAACTTCGTAAACTAGGCTGGAACATTCATGGTAATGTAACAGAATGCCCAGAGTGCCAATCCAAAAGGGAGAAACCAAAGATGGTTACAACTAAAGAAGAACTTCGTCAGCCAACTAAAGAGCAGAAGCGAGAGATCGTGGCTATACTGAACGATGTCTATGATACAGAGAACGAAAGATACAAAGCAAAGAACACAGACCAAAGCGTAGCTGAAGATCTACAAGATGGTATACTCTGGGGCTGGGTCGCAGAGATAAGAGAAAGTATGTATGGGCCAGATGGAAATGAGGAAGCAACATTTCTTATTCGTGACATCAAGACATGGATTGAGATGGTCGAAGCTGCCCTCAAAGAATTCAAAGCAGAGCAAGCCAAAGCAAAAGAGCTTGAAGTTTTAGTTAGCACTG